CCTTCACTTGGATCTTCACCCATATATGTCGACTTGCCAAATTCAAACTTGTATCCAGGAAACTCCTTACTCAAGTCAGTGTAAACGAACTTGTCTTGAGGACGAGGATCATCGCCAAACATAAACTTGGCTGCTTGTTGTTGAGTAGTTGCACACACTGGCAAATCAGTTAATCGAGCAAGCATCAATCGAGCATCATAGTCTGCATGAATATACTTAAACAGCTTTTCAGTTGCCATGACATCATGCTCACAATACTCAGCTTCACGCTTCCAGTCTTCCTTAGGAAGTGGCTTGTCCCATGCGAATTCTGATTCATCATGCATGATCCCCATTTCAACTTCCCACTTTTTCAAACTTTGCTTGATTGAACTGTAATCATAAATATCTGCATATGCAATTTCATAAGCACCATTATACATGCCAGATCCACGATCGCCATTGATGATCTTCTGTGATTGCTGGAATAACGACAGATTGTCTTCACCAAGTAATCGACCATACAGAATGTGATTATCATACCGACGATTATTGAACCCAACCAAAGGCATCTTGAACAGCTCTTCAATCTGAGCAGGACTTGGATTGTACCAAACTGTAATGTCTTGTTCATACTTCTTGAAGCATACAATCAGCAAATTCGAGAAGACTTCAATGTCAAAGAATACCAAATCCTTGTCTGGATAAATATGCTGCTTCGCTGACATGATCTCAGAGGTCGGAGTAATTGGTTCTTCACTTGAATACTTGATACTGTTCGCAACCTTTACACAGTAATCTGAATTGTGTGTAGATCGCATCGCAAATACTAGAATATCCTGACGCATGTCTCGCAGATCATACTTGACCTTTGAACGCTGAGCATCATCGAAAATCTTCTTGATGAAATCTATGCTCGGCTTTGTGTTTGGATGATACTCCTTTCGCAAATTCTTCTTGACTGCGGTTCTCATCTTCTTCTCTGTCCATACCATGTCTTTTACATCATCATACATCTTTGCATCCTCTTTCTTCAGTGGCAGGATACCAACAGGCATCTTTGCAATCTTCTTAGAGTTGCATTTGCTTAATTGTCGTCTGAGACTTGACTTTCCTGAATATACCTTGACTTCAATGTTCTCTTCATAGATTGAGGACAGCTCTTCTGGGTTGCCTTCATACCAGTAATGAAGATGAACACCTTTTCCGGATTTGCTGAACTCTGCATAAGTCTCAGGGAATTCCGAAGCTCTTTGCAGATTCAACTCAGCATCCTTTTCACCATCTACACCTTTCAGATCGAAGTCAATAACAATATGATTCAATGGCACTTGCACAAAGTGTAACTTGGTTGTATCCAGATCTTTCAACGTAGTTGTGACATCTGACCATTTCTTTTCAGGTGTCCCTTTGCTGTTTGCATACTGTGCTGGATAATCTGCACCAACTTTGTCGAACTCTGAGACATTGCTATCTAATTTCAATTCTGGCACTTCAACCTTGCTTGGCAAGCCATCAGGAAATACAACGTTAGTCTTGAAGTCTCTAAATACATTGTGTAACGGAACACCATCAACCCTATAACTACTGTCGAAGTGCTTGTAATACCTTTGCAGTTCATTACTGATCTTCCGCTTGTATCCTCGTGTATCAAATCCAATGTCTTCCAAATATACCTTGTACAATTCTGCTGCTTTCTTTAATGAGCATGGATCGCCAAGCAACTCGTAATTCTCTCGAACAAAGGCAAAGATATGATCAGTAGCCATCATCATCTCGACATCAGAAGTCGTCTCATAACGAGCAGGACCTTCCTTCTGGAAATGCTGCATTGCTTTATATGCTATTCCTGAAAGCTCAAATTTGACTTGCTGCATCATCTTCTTGTACTGAGTATATGGAATTGTCTCATTGCTCGGTTCAACTACAACAGCCCGTCGGTTAATACCTGAATCTACATTCCGAACCTGATATCGTTGGTTGGAAGCGGTAATTAGCAAACCATCAAATGTTAAGTCGTAAGCAGATTGAAACTTCTTGTTGATTGCTAATGGCTCATGCGCTGTGAGCTTTAACAAATTTGTATCATTCTTAATACGACTTAAGTCACTATCGCTGTCGACTAGCAATGGGACTTCTTGAACTTGACTGGTTGCGAAATCACTGTCACTTGTTAAAGTTGATAACGAGATCTCGGCATAGTAACCTTGAAACAGAGCTTTGAATATCTCAATGATCGTACCTTTACCTGAACCTTTGGCACCGTAAAGATACATGAACTTCTGAATGTCTTTCATCGAGTTGGTCAAGACTGCGCCCATGAACCACAGAATCTTGTTTGCGTTCTCCTCATCATATAGAGTACTGAGTATCTTATCGAAGTTTGGAGTTGGTTCTTCTTTGGGAGTATAGTTCAATTGAGTTGTGACATAGTCTTCTCGTTTCGGAACTGCATCAGCAAACATAATCTTGCTGTTAAACTTGATTGTGTCTTTTGATGGAACCCGTTTCGTATACTCAGCAAATTTCTTCATCAACCCGCTGTCGTCTGAATTCATGTGCATAGATATAATTTCCTGATCTGGATGAAGACTCTGTTCTTCTTTGGTTTTGGCAGTCACCATCTTATCTATTTGTACGATCAACTCATCCAAACTGGTTGACCAATGATCTTTTGACCAGAATGCATAAAAGCCGCCGCCACGTGTTACGATGTCTTTTACACCTGCGTATAGAAAATCTGGTCGAATTGCTGCATCAGCCGGTTTGTTGTTTCCTCGATACTTTTTCATGTTGATACGAACAAAGTCCATAAATCTGCCTCCTTTTTCTAAAATTGTGAAAATTGGCTAAAAATGGCCAAAATCGTCCAAAAAGTGGGTTTGTAGCAAAATCGACATAAAAACCCTATTTAAGTTAAAATAGTTGAATTTTCAACTTTTCTGCAACAATGTACCCCCCCTATTGTTGTTTTTGCTACAAAATCGCTGTATCCCTTGGGAGAGTAAGGCTGAGGGGTGTAGCAAAAAATAACGCTTGTAGCAGTTTTTTGCTACAAAATGGTCTTTTTTGGCAATTTCTTAAGATTTCCTTAAGACGCAACTCTGCATTTTTTGCTACAAACGCGATTTTGTAGCAGTTTTTTGCTACACTTTTTTAGCCAATTTTGGCACTTTTTTACCGATTTTGGACTCAATTCTACATGAATTCGTTGATAACAACTGACGACCAATCCCAATATTGTTGTTGAATTGGCTCATTAATTCCATCTGTCATGTCGTGTTTATCCAAACTAAACAGCCCATACAAGGTTGTTCCTTGAGTAAAATGCTCGTATGAACAATCCTGAATATGCTTTGCCGCGGCCTCGATCAGAGCCTGGGGAGATTCAGAGTTGAATCCCAAGGCACCCACAATTCGCCCCGACCAGTACTCAACTCCTTGATCCATGTCGTAGTCAGCACTAATTGCAAAATCCAAGATCACATCAGCCATCGTACATTCATAGATCCACTTGCTATCATCACCAAAGAAATCAATCCTCCGATCAGCAACCCGCTGCATGATCGAATCATCTTTCTCATTAGTTGCTTCAAACGGTGTATCAAACAACCGTCGAAGTGTTTTATACGTATTAGTATCTTGATCAAACCCTGCCAACAGCATGTCTTTATACTGTTCCAGAGCCTCGTTTGAATCTTTATCAAATCTCAATGGTTCCACCCCAATCGTATTAACATCTGGTTCATGATCGTCAGGAGGTAATGGACTGTTCTCTTGAGGATCAAAATATGGCAATACTTCTTCATCATCTGGCGGTTCACTTGGATCGACCATTGGATTAACGTCAGGATGCATCTGTGGGGCCATATTAGCCTCTGTGAAGCGTTCTTCCTCCGTCTCGACCTGTTCTACCTCATGCTCTGGAGTCTTGTGTACGGCTTCGTATGCGGCTTTATACTCACCTGGTGCAATCTGTCTACGATTTACATCTCTACCAATCTTGTACAACTTATACAGAAAAAAAGCCGTAGAGGCTGTAGCCCCTGCGACCAAGATAAGTTTGATGATCTCAGATTTACTTAAATGCATGGTTTTACCTCCTAAAACTTATCATGTAAAGCAGCCCAAATTATCCACATCAATCCATAGACTGCAAAGATCATGGATGCTAGAGCTGCAAATAGCATAATGAATCCAACAATATCAAAGAAAATGTTCAACATTATGCAACCATCCCTAGTCTTTATACTCAATTACATCCCAAATGGACTTAGGTGTCGGCCACTTCACATACAATTGAGGTTGCAGCTGACCAGTCTTAGGATTCAAGCAAGTTACTGTCTCACGGTTGATTTGGAAGTTAGAAGTCTCAGTCCAACCAACTTGTGCACCATTCGGATCACGATCGAGACCTAACGCATCACGAACTTCATTCAAACTAATATAGCCTTTACGGAACAAAGCTAACTGCATGGATTCTTCAGCGCCTTTGATGTATTGAATATTCCAAGCCATGTCGTCTGAAGCATACTCAGAACTATGATCGAACCAATCACCAGTCAGCGTGTGAACATAGTCTTGCTTCTCAACCTGCTCTTCTTTAGTCTTACCATTCTTTCCTTCCACCTCATGTGCTTCACCATGAGTTGGTGTGAAGAATTTGTTTGCTTCATCATCACCATAAGTCTCACGATACTTGTTACGGTAATATGCGTTCTCTGCAGTTGCTGTAGCCAAGCTTGCTGCCACACTCAACAGCCGATTATTCATAATGTAATAGCTCAATGCGATCGCACCGATGGACGCTACACCAGTCGTCACTGGTAACGCAACCGCTCCTGCCAACCGTACCAATTCCTTCTTACGATCCACTGGCACGACACTCGTACGCAATTGGATCAGATCCTTCTTCTCATAATCTTTAAGAGTGTCCATTCCTTCTTCATGAACCTTACTCTCAAGCGCTAATAGCTGCTGTTCATCATTACGACGGTTCTCAATATCGTCTGTAATAGCTTCAACCTTTGCTGCTGCCTTGTATGACAAATATGCAGTTGCACCTAGACCAATTACGCCTCCGATGGTCAATAGCAACGGAGAGTTCTTACCTAATACACGTACAACCTTGTGAGAGCCTTTAACAGCCTTTGTCAATACATTACCTAATTTGATTTTCATTATAAGTTACTTCCTTTCTTCTTATCATACTTGATTGTTGAAACCTTGTGATCTAAATGATCCTTAACAGCGTCGAATGTTGGATACACATTGTCAATCTTATCATACTTGTTTGGACGATTTAATACCGCCAAACTGTACCCAATCAATACCGACACCAATACAATTACTGCACTGATAGTAACGTCAATTAGCATTATACTCGACTCCTTCCGTATAACCCGCAATATTGTCTTTGAAGAACACCGCTGAAAATGCTCGATCTGCATTCAGATTCCAATACAATATCTGCAATTTAGAATTGTGCTCTTTGTCATAGTTATCCGACACATTGTGGAACGTCTTAGTTGTCCCATTCTTAAAATAGACCATAATCGTTTTGTTCTTAGAGAATTCAGTTGGCATGTTCGTTACCTCTTCCGTATCTAATCTCGTAATATGTCTTCTTTGGACCGGTCAGTGCATAAGCTGTGATTGAGCGCTTGCTTAAAGAGACTGTCTCCTCATGCCCGCTCTTGTTAATGACAAATACTAATGACTTATCATTGTCCTCGAGAATCCTTTGAACATGAATATACTTGCGTTCGTCAAAGCTGATGAACCAAACTGTTAGTTGTCGTTCTTTTTGCATAGACAGCACCTACCCAATTGAGATCATATGCGGAAGAACGATTACGTATCCACCACGTGGTAAGGCTGCTACACGGCCATCGTGATGCACCATTTCGTATGTCCAACCAAAGTTATTGTCTGTATAGTCGCTGTCAACACCAGTCAAATCATAGAATTCGGCTAATGTTACAACACCATACTCCAATGCGTCTTCTTCAAGATGTGCTAAGACTTCTAAGGCTTGTGTACGATCATCGATCTGAATATCCTCTGTGGACGCTTGAGAAGACTGTGTCGGCTTAACATACTGATCGTTACGCACTGCCTGATGACTTTGTGCACCGCTATAGTTGTAACTACGTTGCTGAGAGTAGTATGGACGTGATGAAGATGGCTGACTATAGTTGCGCGGGATAGCGTTTGGACGACCATTATCAGTCCCATACATCATCATTTGAACACCTGATGAGATACTATTAACGACAATATCCTTGATCGCTGGAATGACGATCTCATGGTTCAAATATCGACCAACCTTTGGAATGCCGTCTGGACCAATCAATCCAATCACTAATCGTTCAAGCAAGCCCTTCTTGATTTTCTTACCATGCACAATCGGCTTTACCGGTGGACGATCTTTAGGATCCTTATTGCCAACAACTACTGTAGCTTTACCAGTCTTAGGAGCTTCAGTTTCTTTATGTTCAACATCATTGTATTTAGTCATTTTAGTATTTCTCCTTTAATTACCATGTTTGTTCACTTACAATAATCTCAGCAAATGGATGAGTATCAGCATAAATTGTATACATGTCTCTCAATTTATAGTAATGCCCTTCCACATAAATATTACCATCATTTGCAGTAATTTCCGTTGATAAGTCAGCAACTTCAGCATCATCTAATGACGACACTCGAATCCAAATTTCGTCTAAACCATCACCTCGATGAATTATTTTGTAATCATACGGATCAAGTTTTGCCCAACTTAAGGGCTTAGTATTTTTCATGTCACTCACCTCCTTGAAAAAAAAGAGAGGAACCAATGTCCTCTCCAACGACTATTAATCGTTTTCGGTTTCATTAGCTCCTTCTTCTTGATCTTCGACTTCTTCAGGTTCGTTATTACTCTTCTTTGACATCAATGCTGCAGCCGCAAGTCCTGTAATTGCACCAACAACAAATGGCTTCCACGCAGCCTTGGCATAAGCTTTTACAAGGGCTAATTTACTAACCTTTGGTGCTTCTACCAATTGTGCATTGGAATCCTCTTTAGTTGCTTCCTCAACTGCTGAATCCTCAACTTCTACATTCTTAACATCTTTTTCTGACATAATAGATCTCTCCTTTAATTTTTATCGTCTATCACTATAGGAATGGTTTATCTTGCGAATTTATTTAACCAGTTTGTAGGTCATAATCCAATTGCCAAATACATAGTTGTGAGTTTGCGGTACAACGTGGATAACATCACCTACTTTGTAGGTTGGCTTGTCAGTATTGACCCATAAGCCTCCATCACGACCATATGTGCACCAACCGAAGGCATTTGCGGGCTTAATATTCTTAACCTGGATCTTTACTTCTTTGACATCATCAACTTTATCGTCTTTTTTGTCGAGCATTTGCAAATAATCGCTTTCAGGTGTTGAGTCATCACCAAAGAGCATGAATGATCCTGCGAAAATGCCCGCTAAACCAATTGCTACTAATGCTGCTAATAATGTGTTCTTAAGTACTTTTTTCATTATGATTATCTCCTTTAGATTGACCGGTTTACAATGGTCCCATCAACAGTTGTACCTAAATATATCCACTTCATTGGCGCGTGGTCTTTACCATATAAATAAGCATTAGGGACAGACTTCTCATCACTCATTGGCATCACAATGTCATAGGTTGAGTTGTACCACCAATAAGCATTACCAACTCCATAATTCCATTTAGAAGGATTCATATCTCCTAAAGCTTTAGCACGAGCAACTTCTCTCAACCATGCATTAATCAGTTTTTGTTGCTTTCTTTTTGCCATTGAAAATCGCTCTCTTCTACTGTGTCTGTATCTGCAACGATCACTGAGTTCTCTGTTTTAGCAATTAATACCCAATCACCATATTCTTTGAATCTAGTAGGCGAAGTTGGATACTTAGTTGGCTGAAATGCTACATACGATGGATTGTACCACCAATAGCTGATCCCATGGGTAAATATAGGTCTATGAGACTGCTCCTCGATGCCTCTAATCAATCCAATGTAGGCAATTAGGTTTGAATATAGGTCTTTATTCAGCACGCGCTCTGATTTCATGATTAGCGATCCTTTCTGAACTGAAGCTACGGAACTCTCCTCGTGTTTCAGTACGATCTAAGTTGGTAATTTTTTCTGCAGTCTCACAAAACTTGTTAAGATCATCGTATTTAGCATACTCAAACAGATGATTAGCTGTCGTGTAAGTATCAGTAGAATATCCCTTTAAGCACAGGACATTCATAGTCTTTTGGGTTATCTTACCAATTTTCTTAAGATAGGCACAGTAGTTGAAGCGTTCTTCTGACAATGACCCACGGTCTGCTTTTCTTCTTGACATAATTCCATTACTCCTTTAGCGTATTTATTAACTTTTTCTAAATTTTCATCCAAATAGTAATGCCTTAATGTTATAGTATCAATTGGTCTAACTCCATCTGGTCCGTATTCCAATAATAATTGTACAGCATCCATTGTAAGCAGACCACTAGCGTATCGACTAATCAATTCATGCACTGTAACATTCTTCCAACGTTCATAGTAGCTCTCATTGTTTGTCATCCTTATCACACTTCTCTAAGTACTGCTCAAGACGATTAATATAATCTTTAGCCTTCTCAAGATCAGCAATTCCGTTCTTTTGATTGAATCGACGGGCGTATTTAATGATATTAAACTTATATGCACCAATCATTTCATCATAAGAAAGAATGAAGTCTTCAAAAGCGTCTAAAAGATCGCCTTTAGAACCAGAATAGCGAAGGTCAATTTTGTCAATATCAGGAATATCCAACGTTAATTGCTGTACCTGCTTTGAGCTTCCTGGGATGGATGATACCAGATTGTCTTCCAGGTCTTTATTATCGCAGTGGACTACAATTGGGTTTCCGCCTTGCAATATAGCAATAAGAGCAACATTCGTTGAAGAGATCGTTTCCTGGTCTGCTGCAAGATCAGTCAAAGTTGTACCTTTACCAGAGGTAAATATGATAATGCTTGGGGCATCTTTGATACGTGTGTCCGCAAATACTGAAATATAGCCTCCTTTTGCTAAAATCTCTTTTGAACGTGGGTTCTCATCGAGTGCTTCTACAACCTGGCTGCTTAAATATTCGATATCATCATAAATGGTCATTTGAATTATCCTTTCAAAAAAATAGAGAGGCTGTTTGCCCCTCCAATTATAGAGTTACTTACCAATCATCTTTTGCGCTATAGTCATCGCTTTCGATGCAATAACATCAGTTTTCTCGTAATTTAGAATCGCTAGAATACCAGCAAATCCGATCATACTCGTAATTACGGGACTCCAATCTTTAACTTTTGGTTCTTTCGGAACGACAAGCTTATTTCTTTCGCCTTTCAATTCGTACAAGTCCCTCAAATTATTGATTAAATCCTCGTAATCTTTAGTATTGACCTTCGTATCTCGTAACTTCGATTCTAAATCCCAGATCTTAAATCCTAATGCATCGCTGCTTAGCATAGCAATATCTGATTTCATAATAAATCTCTCCTTTCACTATAGAGGTTGTTTATTTTGCGGCTTACTTTATAACGTGATTTTTTAACCAGGTTGTTACAATGACACCACAAAAGAATGCTAATATTATGTGCCCAATTTCATCATAAGTCATTTAATTAAAGCTTCTTTCTTAATAATCTCCTCAGTCTCTTCAACGGATTTACCAGATTTAATCAGTTCCGTAATCCTATCAATCTTAGTAGGATATCGTTGGACTAAGTCAAAAACTTTATTCCAAGCCTTCCATGCAATTGACTCGTTACGCATCTGAATTAATCGCTTAAGTAAAATGAACACTAGATACACAATCGCTGCAATGATTACCACATTTAGAATACCGCTATACACTGCCATCATCCTTTCAAAAAAAAGAGGAGTAAACACTCCTCTAACAACTTCCTATTTGCCCTTAGTAACTAACGCTGTAACTGCTACTGCACCAATCAGGTACAATCCAATTTTCACCATATTAATTGCTTTTGACACTTTGTCCATTGCCTTCATAAGTATTTCCTCCTTTATTTGAGAACGTCGTCTAGTGTTAAATCTTTGATTCCGTCTAAACCTTTTGTTGTAAACGTGTAAACTACTAGCAACCCTGCTCCAAACAGTAGTGCTTTCGTGCCGCTAACAACAATGTTGATTCCTACTTTTTCCATATTTTTTAACATTATTATCACTCTCCTCACTATAGAGATGGTTTATCTTGCGAAAAAAAAAAGAGAAGCACAAGGCTCCTCAATTATGATTTATGCAGGATGAACACGACTATGCATAATGCCGTTCTCTAAACGCCCTAATGGAACAAACCCATTATTCAATAATTGCTTTTCAGTTTCATTGAATACTGGACTGTCCAACGGTAGGGTGTACCAAGAAACTCCATTAAATTCTGGAATCGTGTACACCGCTGAATTCTCCATAAATTGAGACTTCGTTGTGCTTCCCATTGCTTCGATGTGAATATGACGGGTGACCTTATCAATCAATGTGTTCAATTCTTTAACATTCATTATAAATCTTCCTTTCATTCGCTTCTATAATGGAGATTGTTTATCTTGCGAAAAAAGGGTAGAGATTGTTTAAGTCCCGACCCTTTTATTGGTACTATTCTTGCTCTTGCTTTTCCTTTTGCTGCTTACGTAACTGTCCGATATTATATTGGTCTTGAGTAATCATACCAATCTTAACAAACAGCTCCATTTGGTCGTCTGTGTACCAACCTTCGACATAGTAGTCCACAATATAGTCTAGAGTCATTTCGCAGCCTCCTTTTGAGCAATATAAGCAGTCAGTTGTGCCACTTGCTGCTTAATCATCTCAAGCTCGGTTGGATTCTTAGGGTCTGCTTCACCAGGACCTACCGGAATCCAATTTGGGTCTTGAGTTAAGTGACCGTCTTTGAAAATAGCATGACCCCAGTTTACGGATGAGTACTCCTTGTCATCAATCTTGACAATGCTGCTTCCGTCTTGAAGGACTTGACCGACAACCCAATTCACAGGGTTTGCATAGGCCATAAATGTTACATTGTTATCTTTATCAGTCTTGATTCGTGCTAATGCCATTGGAATATCCCCTTTCTATCGTAATGGCCACTTCAACCCAATAGACTTAGCAGTTGTGTTATCTGCTAAGGCATCAGATGGGTAGTCATCTTGAGTAAACCAATATAACTGCGTAGAATACGAAATATTACCACTACCGATCGAGTTATTGATAACACTTGATACAGACGTGCCGTTAATGTAGCACCATGCTCGATACGATTGGTCATCCAAATAGTATTGTGCCATCGCATGACCAGTTAAGTTGGCATTAATGCTAGGTGTGATGTGAAATCCATTACCAGGGACTAGAATATCTCTCCAATGGTGCGATGCACCCTTCTTAATAGTGATATTGAGCTGGCAAAGTACTAAACTTCCTAATCTCTGCAAGGCAAATGAAATAGCTGTAGCATTATCACTTACACCAGGGGACACCATAGAGTCAGATAGGCTATTAGACATATACTTATACAATGTATTAGCACGTGAGATCTTATCAACCAATGCTGGAACCGTATACGGGCTATAAAACTCACTATTTCGTGTAAATACCAGTGTCGATCCGTTTGGAACATATGATCCTAGTGGTTGAGTATACACAACACCTTCATTTTGCAAGTCTTGCTGTGTCAACGAATCACGAAGCTCTACAGTTACCTGCTTGTTCGTTACTACATACGTATTATCAGTTGGATCACCTGTTGCAGTGTTGATTTGAGACAGATCAACTGTAATACATAGTAATTTTGAGCTGTTTGAGGGTGCTGTGACATTCATAGGAGCGTCTATAACAACTAATCGACCACCGATAATAGCTGCACCAGATGCAATTGTCATCGTCAAACCAGAAACTGTTACTGCTAATTCATCTCCATAGCCTGGGACAAGTCCATTGTTACGGCCATTAAGATGATTGTATAGCAACGCGTCTGCTTCTGGACTGACCCGCATTTTATCAAATTGATAACCTAATAAAGTCATTCAGATCGTCCTTTCTAATTTCCTAGTAGTGTCTGCAAGTTACTACGAATGTTCCCACACGTGATAGTAGCCCATGGAGAAGTAGAAGTTAGCTTGTAGGAGCTGATTACTGAGTTATATGTGACACCTGAGACACGAATATTAATCTCACGACCAAGCTGTAAGTAATCTGAGGGATTACTAGCTACATCTAGATTGACATCAAACGAAATCTCATGCTGATACTCTTGAGTTGCTAGCTCTTTTACGGCAATATCTTTATGAGATGGGATTGGTGTACTCATTTTAGTCGAATCGTAGTAATATGCGGTTGGGATCAACGGTGTAGTTACCAAGCTAGTGATAGATTGAACGACTGTGCCATCTGTTTGCAGATAGAAGTCATCAAATACCCCTGGATTGGATGAGGCATCCTGAATACGAATAGCATTAGGTACGCCATAGTTCGCAGCGCGTACATACACTGATGGATTTGCAACCAATTTGGTGTCATCTGCAATAACAGTAATCTTATAGAGTAAATATCCAGCCTGAATTCTCCAATGGATCGTAGCGTCATTATCACGCCAGTAAGAGAACACATCATAATGCATCTGAATATCCTTAAACAGCCTTGTAGCCAAGTCTAGGAGGTTTACAGATGTAGGTTCCTCTAACGGTAATGACCAGGTCTTATAAGCGACATTACCCTGTTGAGGAAGTGTCCAATTGTCCAGATACATTCCTGTTCGCTGCACATACCTAGCAAACATAACGTTCATATAGTAAATTGGGTTCACAATGCTCTCTTTTGAGGAAGTATATGCAATCCCAGTAGTATTCATCACGTCTCTAAGCATCCGACACGTAATTACATGCTGAGAATAAGCATCTACAATCCCATAGTAGGGCGCTGTGAATTCATTTTTATTATATGAGTCCTCAAATCGGACCTTAGTTGTTGGGACCCACCGTTCGCCAAAGAATTTAACGATCAGAAAATCACCTTGAAGAATCTGGCTGTCTGGAATGATCTCTTTAAGCGTAAAAGTTGAAGTCTGCGAAGACAGGTAATCACAATTAATTTCCCATTGGGCAGATGATGCAACTTTCTTTACTTTAGAGGTCTTACGGTCTATTACGATAATATTAACCAGCATCTAGACCACCAGCCATTCCTTCTTGAGGTATACACCAATAGCACCTAAGTTGAACCCACCAACTTGATTGAATGTAGCATCGTCTAATTGCAATCGGTAGACTCCTATAGGTACTCGAATGAAACCTCGAACTGTTGGGTCAATATGATCGGCCACATCAGTGCTTGTCTGGTTGATATCACCTTCAATAAGAGTTACTTCTCGGTCTTTATAGTCACTGTTTACACGCAAAGTTGCTCCAAGCGGAATATCAATTAAGATTCGCTCTTGTTGAATGATGTTATTCTTCTGATCATATAGAATCCATCCAGGATTACTGATAACTCCAGTTCCTTGACTCGCAGTAACTGTTACAACTAATGCTGAATCTGGTTGATAGCCTAAATATACACTGTCATTAGTTAAGATCACTGATTTAGACGTTGCACCAGGATTTGCTTGATAACTATACGGATATGGATACGAAGGAGTATTTTCATCGTCGGTCTCATTAATAGGATGACCAGGAACTAATACACCTTCAGCAGTATTAGCAAATCCCACATCACTAATTCCAGCATCTAGAACATGAAAGAAGGATATATTATAAATTGAGCCCCCTGCTGTTGGAGAAGAGTTATTATTAGCAAATATAAACACTGACAGATCATCACCGAAAACAAATCCAGTGAAATCAACCAAAGCGTTCATATAGGTTGTTTTGCTAGTTGTTGGAGCAGTGGCATATACCGTCTGTTGGAATCGAACACCATCTTGAGCTATCCCAGATATGAATATGCCGATCTGAGTTGGTAGGACACCACTCGATACCTTTTCTGCTGATATGACACCATAGAAACGAACCTTTTTATTAGAGACATCTCGTGCTAATGAACCACAGCTATCTCCAATTGTAAGATTCTGGTTTTGAGTAGTTACTCGATAAGTATCTCGACCATTAATCGTGTAAGAACGAGTCTTACCAGATGGAACAACCCACGTATCAACCGTGCTACCAGTGTTTTGCACAGTTCCCCAGTTGGCATCAGCATACATCTTCCCAGGCTTCAGAGGCTTCGATGAGCCGCGTTGTACATAGGGAACGTACTGATACCAAGGAGTAAGTGCTTCGAGGCTTAGATCGCTCTTTAGGAACCCTAGAGAGTTGTCTAGTTCCTCTTTAGTAATTGATTGCACAATTACATCACGTATATAGAAGCCATCATCTTCTGAATCAGGGTATGCATAAGCCAAGGTCAGAGGTGTCTTATTAATAAAGTTAATAAGATCTCGGTAATCCTTATATGGCTTATTGGTTCCATACCCATACAGAATTGACAACTTGATAACGTTTTGCTTGATCTCCATTTTTTCTGGCAAGAATGATCCATACGATGGAAAATAGCTATTCGACATTTCAACACCAAGACCAGTCGGTGAATATGCGAAATGATGCAACTCCAATAGGTCCATAGTGTTATTTTCAGAGTTTCTAAGTTGAAAGTGACGAACCTTTTCGTCAGCCATTAGTTCACCTTCTTAATCTTACGAACTTCGTCAACCAATACCGATTGAACTCTACTTCTAAATAAGTCCATAGTCTGCTCAGCAGTCTGTGCATCAGCTGCCGTAATGTTGACAACCACACTATTAGTCCCAAATGTAACTGATTGAGTAGCAGGTTGTGCATTTGAAGCAGAATATAGACTATTCAAGCCATTTGGAAGCTTTATAGCCGATTGCATGTTGAGAGAGGCGTTCTGAATGCCACTTAAGTCAAGTACAGGGGTAATTGTAGGCTGCATGTCCAGAGAATCATTCAGAGCATCATTGATACGCTTACCGACTGACTGAATAGCGTCTATAGCCTGATCTGCCAATGATTCAGACTGCTTTACAGCTAATACATTGTCTGCTTGGATACCATTAGCGAATCCTTGACTGAAGTATTGACCAATCTGATGGGTAACTCGTGAAGGTGAACCAGTCCTTAAGGCTTTTTCCAACGCTCTACGAGCACCACCAGCCAGATTGGATGCACTCTTCATGACACTATCAACCCAACTGCCTAAACCATTGTTAAATCCTGAACCTGCTGCACTACCTAAGTCGGTAAGGTCAGTCTTAGCACCTTTACGTGCACCATTCTTAAGCTTAGAGCCAGCAGTATTCGCACCATCACCATGACTTCTCAAACTAGAGTTGAATGTTGATCCTGCTTTAGAACCTTCACCACTCAAGTTGGTAGATGACCCAGAGTGAGCACCAGCATTAAGTCTACGACCCGCTGCATTAGCATTTGGACCAGCTGCTGACAATGATCTATTGAACGTGCTGCCGCCTTTAGAACCTTCACCACTCAAGTTGGTAGACGCACCTGAATGAGCACTATTGCTAAGGTTTTTACCAGCGTTTTTAGCACTTCCGGACTTGCCATTAACACCATCAGAGAAGTCTTGTCCACCTTTAGACCCAACATCTTTGACTTGGAATGCACCACGCAGAGCTTCCTTGGCTTTCGTACCTAATCCAGCAGTTGCCTTCTGAACACCAGGGATCCAACCAAAGATAACACTTACCATTTTAACTAACGCATCGACCATCACTTCTAGCAATGACTCAACTAAACTAAACATGGCATTGACAAGTTCTTTAGAGTGTTCTCGAATGCCGTTAGCCATACCAGAAATAAACTTAACGATTAAGTTTACACCAGCGTTTACCAAGTCACCAACTTTAGAAGCAATTGCATTAATTAATTTAGTCACGATCTCAATACCTAATGAAGCAATTTGGTAAATATGATCGCTAATGGCTTGTAAGAATCCTTGAATGATTTGTAATGCCGATTGAGCAATTGCAGGAATGCCCTTGGCTAATCCAGCAGCTAACTGAACAACTAATGTCACACCAATTGCAACAATTAAAGGGATGATAGATTGCAAGCCTTTAAGCAACGTCGTAAATGACTTGACTACGTTATTCAATTGAGCAGTTGTCATAGCTGCTAGGGTTGTCAATGCCAGGGTAAAGGCCGTAATAACTAATCCAATACCGCCTAATGCTACACCAACCGCTCCGATCGCAGCTGCAAAGGCCAATAAGGCTACTGACCCACCTACACCAATTAGCTTAGCAGCTACCGCGACTATTACAAACGTACCAGCAAGTGCTCCTAACCCCTTAGCAATCTCTGCGAGAGACATGCTTCCTAAGACTTTCAATGGAATCACTAGAATATTCAAAGCAGTTGCTACAATTGTGATTGCTACTGCGCCAGATAGACTTCCTTTAGCACCTTTCATAGCCAAGACTATCTCTGCTAAAGCTCCACCTACAATTGTAAGTGCATGCCCAATAGCTTCGAGACTCATTTTGCCTAATAGAAGCAATGCTGGAGCCATTAAATCAATCGCTACTGCTACAGCTGTTACACCTACCGCAGCACCAATAACTCCTGTGCTCTTCATGGCGTTTGCAAATAATGCAATCTCGGATAAGACAATTGCCATGGCTACTAGAGCCTTTAATAGTGAATTAGCATTGATCTTGGACATGATCGCTAGCCCACCAGCCATTATAACCATTGCGTTTGCAATTACTAGCACACCCAAAGAAGCACTTGGTGATAATTTCTGTTTATTGACGAGTAGAATAAATCCAGCAAGCTCAACGAATACTGCCCCTAATGCTAGAATTGATTTAGCAAGACTTGATGCCGGAATCATGGATAAGATCTTAAGCGCTCCAGATAGAATAAGAACTGAAACTGCAATGGCCTGGATCTGGAATGAAGAAGCAGCCATTTTACCTCCAGCTTTACTCAACACCGTTAGCGCTGCAACAAGAAGTGTAATTGTAGCAGCTAAAGCGATCAGAGCCTTACCCAAACTTGTTGCATTGATACCCGCTAAGATCTTTAAGGCTCCTGCTAATATGATAATGGAATTTGAGATGGCAAATATCAAAGCCGCCGCCTGGAATGCACCACCATTGAACTTCATTTTACCGATCGCATTTAGAGTCTTTGTCATCGCAAGCAATGAAACTAATACAACTTCCAAACCTTTAGCAATATCAGTGAATGACAACTTGCTTAAGAGCTTAAGAGCTACAGCGATTGCTACAACGGCTGCTGCAATCTCAACTAATGTTGCTGCCTTGAATGCAGTAGTTAAGTTCTTAAGTGAATCAGTAAGTACTGAGAATGCTTTAGATGATTTTGATGCATCTTGAAGAAAGCCAGTGAATTTGTCAAATAAGTCAGAGACCGCTTTACGGAATTTGCTTACTGATGATGCAATGACAATTAAAGACCCTACACCGCCTGCTCCAAGCAAGTCACCGAATGTAAATGACTTAATGAAGTTGCCAACAGCCTTTGCAGCAGCAGAGAAATAGGGTTCGACCCACTTAGCAATTGTACTACCAATTTTAATAATGATATCAATGAAGCCACCAGCCTTCTTAACAGCATTGACTAATCCATCAAATAGGTTGTTGACCGACTTGTGGATATTGTCCAGCATTTTAGAGAAGTCTGAGCCGCTATTCATACCTTTATCGAAATTGTAAATAAGATTACCGATCGAACCAGCAACTTGGATAATGGTTGGAATTAGATTGCTAGGAATAAATGTCAATAGGATCTTAGCAACAGCACCAATTGACTTAATACCTAAGTCTAATACTGAGAAAAAGCCTCTTGAGATCCCTCGCAATGCATCCAATGTTTTATTAGCACCCATTGCCCGAGCAATAAAGATGTTTAGAGCACTCACAATATCGTATAAATTCTTTGCTGTGACTGGTGGGAAGACATCATGGAACCCTTTGGTTACTTCTTGGAGAATGTCTTGCAGAAAGTGGAATCCATTGACTAATACGTTAATTGATTGTGATCGGCCACCTAAAGCAACGAAGTCTGAAACCAATTTGGTACGAGCCTCTGCACTCTTGTTGATCATATCGCCAACACCATTAGCAAAGGCTGTCCAAATCTTAGGAGCAACTGTATAGTCACCAATCAATGCTTCCCAAGTATTAGCCCAACCAGATTTAAGTTGATCTTGAAGGGTATCCATTGCATCTGAGAAGGTCTTTGATTGAGTTGCTGCTTCTTGCATAGATTTATCGTTCTTGAATTGACGCAAAGTCTTCATCAAGACATCCGTAGTCAACCAACCATCCTGCAATGAATCACGGAATGACTTGGTTGCATCTACGTTTTTACCCATGGCTTTGGCGTTCTGTTGCAATGCAGTCTGGAACTTCTTACCACCCATCCCTGCATTTACTACTGAGTTCCAGTCTTGTAGACCGACCTTACCAGCGGCAATCGCTTGTGACAATTGATACATAGCCATACCGGCTTGTTGTGTATTTGACCCAGATGAGGCAGCCAAGTTACCGATACCTTGAATCGCGTCTTGAGCAGTCTTCAAATCTACACCAGCTGCTGTAAACGTACCCATGTTCGTAGTCATATCTTGGAATGAATAAACAGTCTTGTTAGCATAGTTATTTAACTCGCCTAAAGACTTGGTAATATCTCCGATACTTGACTTACCTTGAGTATTTGAAAGCATAACCTGAATAGCTTTCAACTTATCTTGGTACATGTTAAAGCCTTCGGCGATTGGAGCTACCGTGAACGATTTAGCCATTTGTAATCCGGCATTCACGACACGGTTGGTTAGGTTCTGAACAGCGGTTGCTGCAATAACACCCATTGTTGAGAACCTATTTTTAATAGTGTCTGCCATTTGAGCAAGTTTGCTGCCATGGGAGGATGATTCGTCCAAAGCACCTGAAACTTTGCTCAAACTACTAGACGTTTTAGACATGTCAACGCCTTTGACCTTATTCAATCCACTATCAAGCCCAGTCAAAGCTTTCATACTCTGATTAGACTTGTTCAGAAGGTCACTGTTATCCATTGACATGCTTACAACTTTGTTATCTACAACCTTACTCATTTCATCATCTCCTCAGAGAGTAATGTACTTCCTCTAGAGAATATGCTTTGCAATGCTGGGTTGATATAGTCTCTTCCAGGAACGTATCCACCATTCTTAGTAGCATGACCATTCTGAATCAGCATTGCAACATTCGCTGAGGTCTCTGGATGAGAATTGTTATAGAAGGAGACTGACGACTTTCCTTTTGATGCTGATACTTTATATGACCACCCAGCAGCAGTCTCACCAGTGCTACCTACGGGCGTTGCGTGAGAAAGAGCCGAAACACCAGATCGACCAATTTCATTAAGTGCAGTCCTTGGGACTTTGGTTTGGAGTTGAGCCAACCAGTTTTTAGTGTTGTTAAAGTCTCCTTTAGATGTGATCCGAACATACATTAAATCACCCCTTACTGTTGAGCGCTTCACGACGTTTGCGATTAAGATCTACGTTTTGGGCTAAGATATCTCGAACATTCATCTTCTTCTGAGGCTTAGATCGTTCAGCAATGACTTGCAGCAAGATAGTCAACCGGTTGAGATTCCAATTCTCGCACTCAAATGGAACACCTGCCATAGCCATCATTGCATAGATCGCTTCAGACGTAACAAATGACTGCTGTTGATTGGGCTCATTGTCGTTAATAACCGTTGCCGTATGAGTGTCCATACAGTAGGTCGCCAGTGAATTGCAAACCTCTGTCGTAAACAGATAAGAGCTTGGACGTTCACCAATTGCCATCATAGTATAGTAATCAACTAGCTGCTCATAGCTCTTTTTAGTGTTTGCCATGAATGGAGTCTTCCACTTTGATTCCCATTCAGCAACAGCCTTAAGAGAATGCTCGAAAGTGAAGTCACCACCATGAACTGTGATGAACCTACTTGTACTTTCATCAAACAGCTGACGGTCTTCTAGATGAATTTTAATCATTTTGAACCTACTTTCGACCTAAAAAAGAGTAGGGATTGTTTGCCCTACTCAGCGTCTTCTAGACTAATACTTCAGCTTCTGTCCAGGGTAGATAGTCGAGTTGATTGTCATACCATTTTTAGCAGCTAAAGTATTCATGTTGATTCCAAGCTTTTGACCGATTCCCCAGAAACTATCTCCAGGTTTAACGGTGTAGTACCGAGTAGTTGGTGCAGCAGTCTTGTTGATTACTGCTTGAACACCTGGATACCAGCCACCTAGAATCTGTTTACGAGTTGGGTCAACACCAAATACACCTTTTAGAACTTCGTTTGCTACGACTGTAGTTGCGTGTTCTAGTGTATCGGCCTTGGTATAGACGTTTACACCAGCTTGAACAGCGTTATAGAATTTGCCAAGATTCTTTTGACGATCCGAACCATTACCAGTCTTACCGTTTAAGGTATCACTAATCATGTTGTCTAGAGTCTTACCATTGGTTGAATAGCCTGATGGTGCTGGTGCAGGAGCTGGACTTGGTGCCTTTCCGCTGCCTCTAGCAATAGCTTTCCAACCGTTTGCATCAACTGCTGCAACACTACGATCAAGACGACCACCTGAACTGCTGAATTGCCATAAGGTGTAAGCCTTCCATGGAGAAATGTTGTAGGTAAAGGCCGGAACATCCCATGAATTATTATCTGTGGGATAGCCTGCAACCCATAATCCACAATCATTCGCACAGTTTGCTACTTGGTTGATAGCACTTGCTTGAACGTAGATGATTGGCCAGACACCTGACAGTTCGTGGATACGATCTACAAACTTCCGTGCCCAACTTGTGCTACCCCAGGAGGAATTTTGATAAGCTTCCCAATCCAAAGCAGGGATGGCTTCACCAAAGTAGTTCTTCGCATTCGCATAGAAATAGTTAGCTTCTGCAACAGGGTCTCCACCTCCTGCATAATGGTAAATACCAAGCAACTTTCCTTTAGCTTTAGCAGCTGCGTATTGAGCATTTGCTACTGGACTGACATAGCCTGTGCCTTGACTGATTTTCACAATAACAGCATCAGCGTCAGTGCTATTGACAATGTCAACACCTGATCCGCTATATACATCTATTACTTTTAATGCCATTTTGAAGTTAGCTCCTTCCTGTTAAATGGGTACTGAAACCAAACCTTTAGCGATGTTAGAAGTAACTTTAGGGTCATTCAATACTTGGTCAAACAGCGCTTGATAGGCTAACGATTCAGAGAAGTTCTTTCGTACTTCATCGTTCTTGATAAACCGTTCACCATCTTCAGACTTTTCACCATACGAAGACAGCAGAAGGTCGTCAATGAAATCGAGCATTGTCTTCACATCACCCTTTTTGACTAACGCGTTGACTTTCTTATTGAGCTGCTCTGAAACTCCTTCTCCTCCCTTGTTGCTAGCGTTTATTCCATTACGCGCTAAGAACGTAATAGCCTCGCGACGAGTCATATTCAAATAGATCGTCTTTTCTTTCTTATTACCATTGAAGTCTACATACTGTACGTTTTGTTTTAACATTATTAATCTCTCCTTTTCAATCTAAAGCCGCCGGGATTTCCTCCCTATTGTGTATTTCTAAGGCGACTTAATGCTACTTACTTAAAGCTTAGATACTTAAGGAGCAGGAGTAGTACCAGAACCAGAACCAGTAGGGAACATGGCAATTACTTCAGCCGGAGTAGGCATAGTCGGTTCTTTATCAGTGGTACCATACAGCATGTCTTCCAGAGCCTTCAACTTGGCAGGATCAACCTTTGAAGAGTCGATAACCATGTTAGAAGACTTCTTAAACCCAGGTACATCTACAGGAGTTGTATCGAATTTCCATGAGAATGATAATGCAGACGGACTGCTATTAACAGTTTCGTAAGCACGTTCAGATGGAGACACTTTTGCACCCCAAACTAAATGCAACTTGTAACCATAGTCGTTGTACTTAGCATCGTTACCTAATAAGGTACGATAAACCAGTGCAAATGGAATACGAGTCTGCAAACCAACAGTCACACCTGGTACTACAGTACCTGAACCATCGCAAGCAGCAAATTCATCAGGGTAAGTGTAAGCTTCAATAGTACCTTTGAAGTTTTCAGCAGAAGTCAAGCCTAAATACTTGGAGTTGTCCGCATACAAGGCTGTTTCTTCGGCCCCATCAGGTGCTTCAGTGACTTTTTGCAAACCGTTCCAAGAAACACCAGTTGCATAGCCATCAGTTGTAGTACTCATTGGATACAGGACACCACGATCAGTACCTGTTTCGTAAAGCTTTTTACCTTCTTGATCCCATACTAAAATAGCCATATGGATTTTCCTCCTTAATGTACATACATTGAGATAACAGTGTGATACAAATTATCTGTTACGAAAAATGTTGAATACTCGCTCATTGGCCAGTCATCTAGAAGCTGCTTTGGAACTTCCGATGCTGGATCGGTTGTCACGTAAGTCACTCTATACGATTCATGACCAATATACGAGCCATTGTTCGCTAGTTGCTTGTCATAAGAGTTTACTTCATAGAGAATACAAGGAAATGATAAAGTAGTATTCTCTGATGGTTGGAAGTAAACATTTGGACATTTGGTATGAAGATACTTACTTAAATCCTCACGATTGCTCAGGCCAAACACCCCCAAGCGTAAGAATGAGTCGTGGCTGCTGCAATTCAACACTTGTGACCTTCCACTTTTTGCCCATATAGATTACGTATCTAATATTGGTGTAATTCTTGAAAGCGAAAGTGCCACCAACAATGGAAAGCTGGTTCGGTAGTTGACCATCATCATACCGAGAGTCTCCTTGAATGTATTGCTTGCGGTTTTGAATAATGTCGCCACGCATCATATGCTCTTCGTAAGTTTCTTCCCAAACGTCAGTTGAAGTCTCGACACGACCAGAGACATAGCCGACTGCTCCAGAAAACTTACTCATCATTTATCACCCATTTTGAAGTTACGGATTAGGCACGGTCGGGGTCAGGCTAGTGATTGTGATTGCAATAGCAGACTTAGGATTCTTCAACGCACCGGACAGACGAGTTTCAATCAGGTACTTGTATTGGTTGAAGTCGATGTCGAAGTCATCAAAGTTGGTGATCTCGCCACCCTTAGAGGAACCTAAGACATAGTCAGCCATGTTGACGATCAGGGCAGTCTGTGCAGGTAGAATCGTAGTCTCAACGATAGCGCTGACACGGAACCGAGCAGCCATAGCATCAACAGACGGAATGTCACCAAACAGATAACGGCCTTCATTGTCCTTCAGCAACAGCACTTCAGCTAATGCAGCAGGATTGATGTACAAAGTTGGATTGCCTGTTCCTTGATAATCGATACGAGACTTGATGATCGTCTCTACTAGGTCTGCAGGAGTTGCTGCGGTAGCCTTGATCGTGTACAGATCATTATCAGTAACAATTGGACGGATGTGGTCAGGAGAAATCTTGTCCTTATCAGTTACTTGACGGCCATCACCAACAAATACGGCACGAGCCAATTCTTGGATCAGCTTAGCTTTCATGTTAGCCTGAGCCCAAGGAACGATGTCAAAGTCAGTAATATCGATAATGTCATCACGATCCAAAGTCTGACGAGCATATACCGTTTGTGGAGTAGTTTCACGAGTTAATACACCGTAAACTTGGTCTAATTTCTGATTGCCCTTGATGTACCCACGAGCACGTGCAGTTTCTACAGTCAAATCTGCATAAGTAGCCTTAACACGAGAGAACGGAGACTTAGCAGCAGCATCTACAATAGCCTGAGAGGCAGTGTTTTGGTCATCCAATACCAGCGGAGGAGTATTGATATTGTGAGCTTCTGGGAATAAGGTTTCAATATTTGTAATACCATGTTCAATGTACGAGTCCTTCAGAGTACCCAACTTCTTGGCATCGTCCAGGATCATATTCAAATCGCTGTGAGAAATGATCGAATCCTTGCCATCTTTTCCTTGTTCAAATACGTTGGTCTTCATAGTTTTACCACCTTTGTCATTATGTTGAATAGCATCTTCATCAGAATCAGATTGAGTAGCAACATCAGACGAAGCAGGACCGTCTTCTGAGTCTTCAGGATCGTCGGGAGCACGTCCATTCTTGTCTTCCAAAATGCTGCCAACCAATGCTTGAACTGCCTGCATCTGAACAGGAGTCAAGGTATCTAATACTTCACCAATTGTTTGATCAGAACTAGCATCAGCCTTTGGAGTGGGCTTTTTCGTAATTTCTTCAGTTGCTTGAGGATCATCTTGCATAGCTTTTGTACCTCCATCATGTTGTAGTACTTCATCTGGGACATCGTCTGCTAAATGAATCAATTGATCTGGATAGATAATTACACTAGCGTCGTCACCAGCAGAGTGTTCAACAACTTCATCAATTGTAGCACCTGGATTGGCACCACGAAGCACTAAACTGACTTCAATGATACTTCCGTGAATTACATCGGGACCGTTATGCTTGACATGATTGGCATAGATAGACATTGCATTAACATCACCATGCTGAATCAGCTCTTGAGCAGTCTTAGCAGACTCGGTGTCATTAAATTTGCCGTAACCGTATACACCATTGTCAACAGTCTTAAGTAAAACCCTTCCCAAAACGTTGTCAGGCGAATTGTGCTGGTGCTGCCATACCAACGGGACTTCAGTGCCGTCTTGCTTTTGGAATGCGCCATGCTTGATTACCAAACCATCTTGACATGTGACGTTTTCCTTAGTTACATAGCCGGCAAAGTCATAATCTTTAGGCATAAGCAATCTCCCTTCTCAATGAATTTACACCATTTTGAAGTTAATTCAGGGGACGTGTGTGACCCATGGAAACGAATTAGCCGCCATCACTGAATGGACTCTCTTGAACCGGACCCATAGAGGTTGACGGATCAGCAGTATCCTGATTGGCGTCTGCAATATTCTTGTTACTCAACTCATCGGCCTTAGGATCACTGGATGGACCGAAGCCAATGATCTTACGAATCTCATTAGGTGTAAGAATCGCATTACGAGAGAATGTATCAGCGATCTCAGCCAACTTGTCTACTGGAACCAGTTTGAATGGATCACGATAGGCAATCAATTCCTGACCTTGAGCACGTGCAGTCTTGGTAAGGAACTTTCTATTGAATTCAGCTACGATTCGAGAGATGATTGGATCAACCGCTCGAGAATAGTATGATCGCATTTCCAATTCGCTTGCTGTTCCGTTGAATACGTTCTGAGTAAGACCTAACGAGTTGTAGAATTGCTCAGTAAGATACTTCACTTCTTCAGACAGATTGGTTCCGACTGGTCGACTGAGTTGAGTGATCTTTTCGGTTCCGTCAACGTACCCAATACCGTATTCACTATTAGACAATTGCTTTTCCAAATCATCAATACGCTGTTGAGCTTGCTGACGTTTCAAATCTGATCGAACAGCATAAGGAAGCTGAAGGATCATATTGAGCTTATTGCTAATTGTGTCTTCATCGACTTTATCAAGCAATGTCATCTTATGGTTAAGACGACTAAGTGTGCCGTTTGGACGATTGACAATCTCATACAAAGGATTCTCAATGATCGCAACATCGGACTTTGGTAAAGTTGTCTGCTTAAAGTTTCCAGAAATTTCATCCCAAACTTCTACAGTTACAAACTTTGGGTACCATTGAGTAATTCGACCAACACGCATACTATAGATGTCATAGGAATCGGTCTTCTTAATGTCAATTGAAGTCTCTATTGGAACTGCTGCAGCAACACCTTCATCAAGGATGGAATACACTAAATCGTGAATAAATGCCGGTCCTGTTTGGTCGATGTTGGCTTCTGTAGTCAAGCGTTCTTGCAAAGTAGAATCAACACGTGTCTGATTCTCAGAAGCTTGATCGACTTTAACGTGCAGAATATCGACCATTGATGCGTCTAGAGCAATACGATTAAATACTGTATTGGCTAGGTTAGAACTTGCTAGTCCTCGTGAAGAACGTTGCTGAGGATAGTAAGATCCCACACCAAGATCTTGACTGGTCACTTGGTTTCGATCTAGAAGAGCATTCCAGGCTTTTTTAATTCGATTTTTCAATGCCATTACATAAATGCCTCCTGGTATCGTTTATAGATAACCCATGCATCAATAAGAGCCGCCACATTATCAATCTTTTCCTCACGACGACGTTTATCAAGTTTGTAGTTACCATTGTTGTCCTGTAGTGCAATTGCGTTACCCATAGCGAAGGACATCAGCTCCTCATCGAATAGCAAATCTCCAGATTCAGAAAGATTCTTGATTTCGCCCATTGGAACTGACTCAGTACGTGCACCCTGAATTACTTTCTCTACACCATACTCGCCATAATGCTGAACCCAATTCTGAACAAAGAGTTGTGCATTATAAGGGTCATAGCCCATTGCTGTAACATCGTATTCATGCTCGTCAATGAACTTTTCCAGATCCTCATAGACCTCAACCATGTCCAGAACATTGCCATCCATTATTGCTAGTGATCCTTCTCTTACAAATCGTTTGTACTTAAGCTGCATCGTTGATGGAAGCTTCTTTACTCGGAAGTCAGATACGTATGAACGAGTCTTTATACCGAATTGACCGTTTTGCAAAGGGAACAAGAAAGTGAACGCACAGAAGTCATCACCTTGGGACAAATCACCACCAACTGCGCAAAGCATACCATTGTAATTCTTTTTCTTATGAGGAATAGTCTCTTCATAAGTAAAGAAGTATGTGTAACCTTCAACAGGAATTCCAAAACGCTTGGCAAGAATATCGTTACGCTTCGCAGGCTCATGTTCAGCAGTGTCTACATCTCGTTGGTATGCTTCATAAGATACTGTGGCCCCAATATTAGGGTTAGCCTTAAGCCACATATTAGGATCAGAGATTTCCTTCAAGTTATCAAGCTTGTAATACCAGATTGATGCATGAGGGTCGTAAACATTGCCTTCCAACTTGTCTTTGATACCTAACTTAATCTCATCGCCAATACCATCACGAGCTGTACCTTCAGATGATGTAGCAACAATGATATAGTCATCGATCTTTGAGGCACCTTGCTCAACGGCACCGATAACGTCTTCACGGACTTTACCAGAAAGCCATTCATCAATGGTATTGTATTTTGAACGAGCACCTTGAAGTCTATCAATCATCATCGGTCGAATCTCAAGTAACGAATTGGTCATGAAGTTCTCGATACCCTTCTTGGTTGAAGCTAATTTAATTTTCGACCAGGTATTAGACTTTATTGAGCCTTGAGATAAGAACGAAAATAGTGGACCTCTTGAACGAGCAATAGCTGTTCTAATTGGTGACACTGTTTCTTCTGCGAGCTTTGCAGTTGGAGCTGTTACGATTTGATGAGTTGTGCTAGTGTCTACCACTAATCCATAGGCTTGTATCATTGCAGCGTACATGGACTTTGCAGCACCACGACCAACTATTAAATACTGTACGTTTCTAAGTCTACGCTTTACTACTCTAGTTTCTTGACGATGTGTCCTTTGATTGTAATACAGAATCTCGGGAAATTCAAACCATGCAAGAAGATCTTCAGCCCAAAGTTTGAAAGATGGCAGCAACTTAAGATCTGACCCATCACCAAGCGTCATCTCAGACTCACAAAAATCTTCAAATCCTTTAATAGCTTGGTCGTCGTAATAGTATCGTGGATCAGCAATTAGCGCATCAATGAGATTCATCTGCTGTGACACTTCACGATTGACTGGGATTTCTCCTCGCAATACTTTGTCTCGAAACTGCCCATATTCAAAGGGAACTGCAGTGTTAGACAGCACGTAACCTCACCTCTTTTTATTAATTAGGTAACTCAATACAACGCTTTGAAAAGCAATACGACCGACCAAATAAGTTGATCTGAAACCATGACTCTGCATAATGCTTGCCATTATTGCTCCAGTACTTTGTAATGTAATGATGCATAATTGTTACCCTCCTACTTTTTATTATAATCTTTTGCGTACACGGTATTCACCTCTAACTAGCTACGACTTTCTTAATGGCAAGCTCCAGTCCTTGTGCTGCATACTTAGAACCAACAGTTGAAATGGCGCCTGCTAATACGTCTTTACTAGCTTTTTGAATGAATGCTCTTCCAGCTGATACTTTCTTTGGACTGGCCGTATTTACAGCCATACGAAGCTGATTCTCCAAGTTGATACGATTGAGAGTGCTCTTTAATTCTGAGTCTGACATACTAGCACGGTTGGCGTAGGCTTTTTTCCATGACGCAGCTCTTTCATCAGAAGCTTTGGCTTGCTTTCTCTGCCCTAAGAATGATTGAACACGACGCTTTACTCCCCATTTTTGGCCTTTGACCCCATGATGGGAAATTACTAAATCTTTGTAGTCATCGTATTTATACATAGTTATCACCTCCTTTATGAAACGACCTTACGACCTGGCTGATCGGCATCGTATTCAATCTGAAGACGCCATAGCAGTTCATCTCGAACAGAACTCATCGTTCTCAAAGAGGCTGAGTTGCTAGGTGGATCAAAGATAAGCTTGACATTCACATAAACAAACTGTGGCACATTCATAAACTGAGTATTGCCATTTATTTGACTTGGATCTTTGAAAGCAGACCATAACTCAGATTCTCCTTCAATAGCTAAAGACTTTCCTACACCTACTTGGTTCAACGTAGATAAAGAAGAATTAATATTGGTAACAAGCTCATTATCAAAGCTAGTATCGTCTGCAGCAATGTTCAACGATGTCTTAACTGTATCTAAAATGCTCTTATCCTCGATTGGCATTATTAACCTTCTTTCCCTTACCATAATTTGGTGTCTCCTGGACGACGTTCTACATACGTATCTGGTTGTTGATAGTGAATCTTATTATGTGTATCCTCAGAAACACAAATTAGATACTCAGGATCGACCATATAGTCGTCCCAATTCTCAATATCACTCTGTTGAAGTGGATTCATATGGTGCACTATAATTCGTCCGTCTATTGGTAACGTAATAATTCCCAGATCACAACCAAGGTCTCTTGTTATTACTTCTTTTCGAGCAATCATCCAGTATCTGGACTTGTAAAACGAATTTGAAATGTTTCTAGGAGATGAATGAGGAATATCCCACAATCGTAGATACTTTAGACGATCGCCATAAGTATCAAACTGACATAATTCAGAGTAGGTTAGTAATTTACTCATGGTCATCAGCGTTGGTTGGTCCATACGACTTAAATGCTTCAATAGCTTTCTCAGTAAGTTCTTCAGTATTCTTATCACGAACAATAGCATCTGCTTTTGCCTTTGCTAGAATCGTTTGAGACTTCAGAAGCTCCAATTCCTGTTGCTGTTGGATAGATCCCAGTTTAAGGAAATGTGTGATGACTGCTGAAGAAGCTGTTCCTTCACGAAGTTGCTTTTCTGCTAGGTCCATAGCATAATTGACTAGCTGCTTTTCTCGAGCATTAGGTGTAGCACCCTTAGCCAATCTAGTCACAGGACCTGTTAGAGGCTTGTCTTGGCTATTGAGTATTTTAGCAACTTCTTTACCACTTGTTGGCTTTCTTGGCATAAGACCACCTACTTTACTTTGTAGCCAAATTCATAAACTTAACAGCGGCTTCGATGTAATCATCAATCTGGTCGGTAGTAACATTGATTCCAACTTCTTTAGCGTACTCAGAAAGCTTAGCCAATGCTGCTTGCTTCTTCTCAGCGTTTGTAAGACCTGATTGCTGAAGTGCATTGACAATGATCTTAGCTCTGTTCAACAAATTCTCCAGTTTGGTATTGTGTGCCTTTTGTACAAGAACCTGAGTTACTTCAATGGCAGGTGGAAGAAGCACCACTACAATTGCAATTACATTAATAATAGTCTGAATAACATTACTCATGCTTTTTATCCTCCAATTTATTTACATAGTCCCTAACAGCTCCAGATACAAAAGAGTTTCCACCAAAAGATTTGTACTTGTCGTAGAAATACTCGACTTCACTTTTAGACAATCGCTTGCTATCGATTCCCTCTAGGATTTGCAGACGTAGAATCTCTTTTTGCAAGTCTCTGTATGCTGCTTCTTGTTTTTTGTCAAGTGCTGTGATCTGTTGGCTGACTCTCATATTAGAAGAACGTTGTTGCTCGGCGACTTTACTCGAAATTGACTTGAACATTCGCCAGCCGATGCCTCCTACGCTTACAACCACACTCAAAGTCTCTGGAGATACCAGATGACGAAGGAAGGTTCCTAAATCCATCGCTAGTTGTTCTATAGTATTCACCCCCTTTCAGGCACTTACCGGCATTATACGAGCCGTTTGTGGGAGTATACAGTGACTTTAGTGGGAGAACTAAAGTACTTTTGTAGGCTTCGGGGGAGGCTTGCGTATTCGAGAAGGATGGTAGACGGAGAGTATCTATCAAAAACCCACAAACGACCCGTATAATACCGGTAAGACACCTAAAATACCTCACCGGAGCAAATCTAAGGACAACTGGCGATGAAGAGGCGATCAAAAATTTCTTGACCCACCCCTTAGGTACCTAACTATTATATCAGACGATTTTGTATATTCCTAATGAATCGGCTTCAATAATTTGGTTCATTGCCTCGTCCAATATAATATCGAACGCTTGTTCGCTTTCTGACTCACTGATAGGAGCAACGCGAGCCAACAATTCTTGAGTGTAATAGCCATGATCGTGGTCATACTCAAGCCAATGATCGTAGTCTGTGTTCGGATCGTATGGATTGTCTACTGTTGTTAGCATCTGCTCACGCTCCTTTGCTTTCATTGAGATTGTACCTTAACGTTGATGCACTGACACCCATGACATTAGCAACCTCAGCATAGCTGTAACCATTAGACAGCAGTGTCTGTGCCCTACTAATCTTGGCAGAGTTAAGCTTTGTCTTAGGACGTGGTGTTGCAAGCTGCTTGACCTTAGTTAGATCAGCATTGTTTAATAGCTTCTCTAACATTGTAGGACTGACTGCACCAGACTGAATAGCTTCCCACTCTTTAGCAGTGAAGTCTATAGTCAGATCCTTGTGTGACTTGGCACCAGAATTGATACGACCTTTCTCCATTGCTGCACGACGAAGCTTATTCTTTTCATCCTTAGACATGTCTGGAGTAGAGTACTTACGGATGATACTATTAGCAATGATCTGAGCACGTCTCTCTTTTGGTGCATTGCTATCAATAGCTTGGAGCTTCTTGTTTAATGAGGAAACCTCATTTGAATATAGCATTGAAGCTTTACGATCTCTAGCACCAACGTAAATATGATTTGCTGTATCTGTTGCTTTTGCATATAAAGATTTGAGATTGTTGATGTATCCAGCATAAGCATTCTCTTTTGGATTGCCAGAAGATAAGGCAGCAGCATCGCCAACCAAATCTAAAGTATACTTTCGTACTTCGACTGGCTTGAAGTCGGCAATCTTTTTACCATCTTTATCTATCTTGTATGATCCATCAGGGTTCTTCAAATATCCAGCGAACTTCTGCATTGGTTCTTTGTCATAGACTGGAACACGATTGCCGTTTGCATCTTTAGAATATCCAATGAACTTATGCTTGTATCCAACCTTGACAGTTGAGTCTGCACGAGTGACTAATGTTGAACCGCCTTGAACATTTCGTCCTTTCTTGATCTGCTTAGATATAGGATCATAGGTAAGTGTTGGACGAGTCTCATACTTCTTACGAAGAGCAGCAATTCCATTATCTTCAGCAGACTTCTTCCAATCAAGATTATGCTTTAGTGCATCAATGACAACCATTGAATGACGAACAGCTCTTGTAATCTCAGACACAGAGGCACCTTTGATTGTCATGTCAGCAATAAGATTCGATACATTTCCCATTTGGTGCTGACGAGTTTTCTTATCAATAGTTGGCTTTGATGTCTTGACTTGATAAGTATTAGGATCGAAATCCTTCAAGCCTTTCAAAGTTGGACTAGATTTGATCTGCTTCTTATTGTTTGGAATAACGAAGACTGTATCACCATCAAAGTCTGCACCAGATAGCTTGGCTGCAACTGATGGATGAATACCAATTGCATCTGAAACAGCGCCTAATGCTTTCTTTGGTGATGGAGCTCTATTATTTACAGTCAATTCTGGGATTTCAAACGTTCCGGCATGAGGATATCGAATTAAGACTACACGCTCACCATTATTATAGTTTGGTGCATAGACTTCATTTGGCTTCATGTCAGGAAATGGAAGAAGCACATGAGACTTAGTTCTTGGCAATCCTAAAACGCTAAGCTCTTTCTCTTGCTTGTCAATCTGTTCTGCATACTTTCTAAGAAGCATACGTTTAACAACAGGATTGGTAAGCTTGTTAATCTCATCAAACTCATTCTTTTGTTTAGAATATGTGGCATTGATACGATCCTTAACTAAAGAAAGTGGTTGCTTAGACAAGAATTGAGCAGAAAATACATCGCCATGCCAAGTATCCCAAGTTCCTTCTTCATTGACAATGTTGAAAGCACCACGTTGAGATATAATGTTGGCTCCAAAAGGATTAGCAGCATCACTCTTTAATGGTTTCAAGACTTCTTCTTTTGGAGTAGACTTTGATTTGTTTGTGTTAAATACCAAATCTTTTCCTGCTGGAAGATCATCAGAATACATAGCCATTCCTTTAAGATAATGTGTTCCACCAACAGCAATACGAACTTGAGCATACTTAGCTGAACCCAAATCTAGATCCTTTGCACCTCGACGAACCTGAATAAGACCATCACGATCCAATCCACCGTTCTCACGATAGTTGATACCAACACGATCCCATGAAATGTTTTCAGGCGCTTTGATCTTTTCAGAATATGTCAATCCACCATCATCAGACTTCTGATTTGGTGCTGAAATCTCAAGCTTATGAGCAGCTACTACTTTTGGATCCTTTTCTTTACTAAGAACCAACACAGTAGTGTAAACAGAAGGGTCATTGACTTGCGGAACATAAATCTTGTGTTCATAGTATCCTTCTTCCTTTAATTGTGCTACTGCTGTTCTAAGCTTTTGACGAGATATGCCTAATTGAAGTTCAACGCCAGGACCAACATCCAAATATGGTTTGTCTACCATGGTGTCTTTCAGCATATCAGATGTGTTCTTCAATTGAGTGTTTTGAATTCGCTCAGAATTTGAGACTGTATACCGAACAGTTGATTCAGGCATGTCTAACTCTTTAGCGATCTCAGTATTTGACATTCCACGCTTTCGCATTGTTGTAACTTTATCCATCAAGACCTGCTTGCGCTCATCATAAGCAATACTCTTAGCTTTGCGAAGTTGTGTAGTGCTGGAATATCCAAGAGCCTCAGCAATGCCAACTTGAGAATAGCCTTTCTTTTTAAGCTCTTCAATCTGTGTTAGAAGATCTTCGCTTCGACTATGCTCATCATCTTTACCACTGCCCCAAGGATATCGACCTGAATGCCGTTTTGTGCCATAGTGTTCAATTACGTCACCTTTTAGAACCAATATTATTCACCTCCTAACCTAGTTCTTCCATTTGTAATTCAGCAAGCAGTTTATCAAACTTGACAATCTTGTCCATTACAATTGCAATGTCTTGAGATGATGGAATGCTTTCAGTAAATTGCCGACCTTGGTACAGACGCTCAACGAATGAGATCTTATTAGGATCGACATCATACTCTAAACAGAACAATGCTGCATAAATATCCAATTGATAGAAGTGTGTTACTTGACCATCACCAGTTTTCAGATCATGGATTCTAAGTTGACCATTTCTAAAGCAAATAGCATCAGCTGTACCAAAGCAAACATCAGAATAGTACAATACTTGTTCTGATTCCATGTTGAATCCAATCGCATCATTGACAAACAGATTTAGTGCTTTCTTTAATGGCGCTAAACGAACATGATGCTTGATTGCTTGAGAAGCTAATGCATGGAGTTCAGTTCCACGTTGCTTCTTTAATTGATTCAAATATACCTGGCGCATCTTTGCAGGAGTGTAGTTAAGCCAAGCATGTTGACTTGCTCCTAGCAAAGCATGTTTACCTGCGAGGTCGTAGTGTTGATTGAAGTGCATCTAATACTTCCTCTCTATTCTCAGGGAATATGAATGCGGCAAACGACATACGATTCATCTTATCCACATAATAATCCTGATTAGGCTGATGCGAAGCATTTGAAGTGACCTTGCACTCAAGAACAGCCCACTTTTTCTTGTAAAGAATCAGCAGATCTGGAATTCCTTGAATATAGTTTGGATCGTTCTTCAATACTATAGCATCTGGAAACCTCTTGTAAAGTTCTTTGATTAAATCAGCTTGAAATTTGTTTTCTCGCATTGTCATCCTTCTTTCTTTGCCCAAGCAGCAGCATTGAATCTCTTCTTCCGATCAATAGCTCTTAACACAGCTTTGTCGATTGGAGAATCTGATTGAAGGAAGTAGTACTTCAATGTGGTGAATGGAGTATTAAGTCGATCTATACGACCTTCTGCTTGCTCCATGATTTTGTATGAATAGTTTGGTGAATAGAATATCATTGAGTCAGTTTCTGTACAATTCCAAGCCTCAGCACCTGCGGTGTATTGGACTAAATATGTCCACTCATCAGTTTCAGGAATAGACTCATGACGATGTCCATTCCATTCTGCATACGGCTTTCCTAAAGTAGAACAAATTCCAAGTAGGATGGCTCTCTCATAATCGTAGTTATAGAAGACTACTACTTTTGGTATCCTATTAATCAAACTTCTAGCTTTCTCTTTACGATCAAAGCTTGTTGCAACAATCCTTCGACAAACCTGGGTATACTCGCCAGCAGATTTAATTGGAAGATTCTGTTTCAAGACGTTGACTTTATTACGCTTCACAAATTTGTAGACTGGCTCATCATACTCAGTTGAAATATGATAGCGCACTCTTTTAGTTTTGCGAACCATCTTCATTGGCACAAGGATCCTATTTCGATATGCAATTAACTTTCCTTCATTATGGTAAACTTTGACTTGAGGGTACTTTGAGAACCTATTGTATTCCACATGCTGGTCGACGAAATCACTTTTGTTTCGATACCAACCATTTGCAATGAATACTGAAATATAGTCGATCCATGTATCTCCTGGAGTTCCGCTTAGCATAATCCATGAATTCTTTTTTGCAATCTTAATAAAATTCTTTGCCCATGCTCCATTGCTAACTACTCGCTGTTCATCAAAAATAATGAAGCAACCTTCGACCGACTTATACTTTGGAATGTTGTTCCAAGAGTCGATCGTGATCTTTGATGAATCTAATCCATCTGATTCTGCTTCACTTTCCCAGTCCTTAGAATCTCTCTTTCGAGGTGTGGTAATAACGAACAGCTTCTTGTGACTATACTTCTTTTTGTAAAACTCGAGCGCTGTTAATGTCTTGCCACTACCAACGCCTCCAAATAAAATGCATCCTGAATGAAGACGCTCAAGAGCTTTTGCTTGCCAAGGATATAGATTGATCTTAGATCCCATACTTGTCTGTGAACTCATCTGTTACGATAGTCACATAGATCGCTTTCAGATAAGCCTTGACTCCACTCTTACCATTCATAGTCCATTCATAAGGACGAACTACTAAATCAACATGAGCAATCTCTGCCCAATCCAACATTTCCAATTCAGACTCTTCGAGAAGCTTAGTTGATTCACCAGCAATCAAAGCAACCTTTGGTGGAAAGTTTTTGAACGAAACTGTAATAGGCAAATATGGACGACGGTCATCTTCTTCTTGAGAATCTTCTCTAGGTTTGGGATACTTAACATTCCAACCTTCTTGAACTAACCGCTGTTCCATTTCAGGATTCAGAATAACTGCAAAGTTACGGTCACCTTCCTTGTTGTATGGACCTTCTTTGCCTGCGAAGTTACGATAGATAATCTGTGCATCTGCGAAACTGATTTGTGGTGAAACTGTCATGATAAAATCTCCTCCTTAAAATAAATACTCTCCTAAAAAAAGAAGAGTAGAGAATTAAGATTTTTCATCTTTTTCCTCTACCCTCTATCATAGGAGTTGTTTTTCTTGCGTTTTATGAGAATTCTCTCATAATTGATTAGAACGGTAAAACAGCATCTTTATACTCTTCTGGAAGGTCATCAAAGAAATCCCAAGCATAGCCAACATGGTCAATTGCCTTTACTGCATCAATCGCTAGTCCATCATAGTACTTCATGTCGACATCATTCTTGCCTTTGTAATCAGAGAACAATCTCCACTTGAATCCTTTGGTTCCTGTGACATATGCTTTCTTGTCATCGTTGACTCGGAACATTTCGCCACCTGTTAAACTAGCGTAGACTTGTGCAACCTTACCAACAAACTGATCACCAATATAAATCGGAACCTTCGCTGACTTGGTTACTGCAAAATCTGTTTCTTCAATCTTCTCATGACTGAATAACCGCTTGAACACATAAGGCTCTGCAAACTGTGCACCAATTGCTTCCCAAGTGTTCTGCTCTTTCTTCCATTTAGGATTGTCTTCAACATGGCCAATCAAGACTGCTCGATTAATCAATGCCATCTTATCGAACACATGCTCTACATCGAAATCATAACCATACTTCTTTCCGAAGTTGGTAATAAACTCAACCTTCTCATCAGTGATGTCTGCTACCTTAATTGAGTCAGTCTTAATATGCACAACCTTCCAACCTTTATGTTGCACTGCGTGCTTCAATGTAATCATGAACAATGCTCCACGCTTTGCTACGATGTTATCGACATTCTGCTTCTGTCTGAATTTGTTATCAAACTTAGCAGCAGTTAATCCATAAATAATGTTGATGATGATCTTCAATGCATGTGCTAAATCATCAGCATCTTCATCAGACAAATATGGCTTCAAGATTCCGCCAAGCATCTGTGATGCCTTATCAAATTGATGGAACTTCACATAGACACGAGCTTGCTTCAATTCTGCAAATCGAGGAGTATAAGGTCCGAAGTAATTCAACGCAATCAATGAAGAAGGATGCATTGACGAGACATCAATCTCTGCAACATTCTCATAGATACCTGGTTCTGAATATACATAGCCACCTTCACTTGGATCTTCACCCATATATGTCGACTTGCCAAATTCAAACTTGTATCCAGGAAACTCCTTACTCAAGTCAGTGTAAACGAACTTGTCTTGAGGACGAGGATCATCACCAAACATAAACTTGGCTGCTTGTTGTTGAGTAGTTGCACACACTGGCAAATCAGTTAATCGAGCAAGCATCAATCGAGCATCATAGTCTGCATGAATATACTTAAACAGCTTTTCAGTTGCCATGA